TTTCTCGCATGCTTCGCATTTTGCGTCTTTGGGATTGTTGTGCGAGCAAAAAAGCTCTGCTTGGCGATCCAAGAAAGCGCCTTTGAGGGCAAAAAAATGTCGATCGTTTTCTTTTTCGAGCTTGGCTAGTTGGATTCTGATTCGTTCGGCGAAAGATTCTTGGTTTTCTTGGTTGGAGATTTCGGTTTGAAATGCTTTTCGGCAGGTTTCACAAAAGCGGCCGTTTTTTGCGGCTTCTCGAAGACACAGTCGGCATTTTGTGGTGCCATGGGAAAGCACGAAGTGCTTTCTAGCTTCTAACTCGTTGGTGAAAGAGTCTTTGCAGGTTTTGCAGATTATTGGCATTTTGAGTCACCTGGCTTTCGTGGTCGGAGTGGTCGAGGCATCGCCGGGTGTTGGGACTGCGGGCGAGGGTCGACGGACCATGGGCGAGTATAGGCACAGTTTGAGGGGGATGTCAAGCGCTAAGTGGTCGATCGTGCTAGGGCTCTCCGAGGGTGTGGGCTCGCCTTGGGGGTTGCATTTATCGTTGCAACGGCCTATACTCGAAGCATGCGCGACGACGGCCTATGCATCTATTGTGGTGAAGCAGCAGACTCCCAAGACCACGTGGTCCCACAATCGCTCTTGAGGAATCTGAACGATTGTGGCGACGTAAAACTAATGAAACTTCTTAGAATCCAATTAGTTTCTTGTTGTAGAGATTGTAATAGCAGACTAGGAAATCGAGCTTTATGGACGATCGGAGAACGAAGATGGTTCGTGAAACAATCCTTAAAAAAGAAATTCAAAAAGCTTTTAAATCTTCCAAATTGGACAGAAGACGAAACTCAAAGACTCAGTCCGAATCTGCAAGTTTACGTCCGAGCAAAGGCAAGAGAAAAAGAACGCGTGTTGCAGCGTTTGAAGTATCTTGCGAGTTCTGTGCAAAATCCTTCAAAACGAATAGAAAGCGGGCGCGATTTTGCTCTGATAAATGCCGTTACAAAGGCTGGGAAAAGAGAAATCCTAGAATGAGGCTGCTTTAAATGCAAAAATCCCCGCAGAGCATTGAAAAACTCTGCGGGGAATTTGCCTTGAGTAAGGGCTCGGGGCTTTTTAGTCTTCGAGCTCAACCCGCACGGCATTGGCGAGACGGCCACCGCCAGCCTGCTTTTCCTTACCAAGCTTTTTGGCCAAACGGCCACGAAGCGTAGCAGTCTGCTCGGCCTCGAAGGCGTCAGAGAGAACGGTCAAAACGCCATTCTCGCCAAGGGCAGCGCGAAACTCGTCGAGGGTGTCGGGGCCTTCGACGGAAATCTCTGTACCGTAGGTCTGCTCGCCCTTGCCGTCGCCCATGTCGTGCTTCATTGTAGTGCTGATGTTGTAGTTACGCATTGGATGTCTGCCTTTCTTGCGCTCGCGTGTCTCGCGATCGGCGCTTTTGATGGTTCGAGTTTAGCGATGGGAGCGGCGGTTGTCAAGTCTTTTTTCGCTCCCAGAGCGTTTTTCTTGGAATGTCTTGGCAGGTTAGTGCTCTGGCACGCGGTTTGAACGGCTTTGAGTTTTCTAGCTTATAAAATTGCTTCATTAAGGTTCTTCGATTCTTTAAAGCCTCTTTTCGTTCTTCCTTAGTCATTTTCATCTTTTTGGTCCTTTTGAAATGGCGCAAAAACCTTACTAACATCTGGTTCATATTCGTCTTCTTGTTTCTGTTTAACGAATTCTTTTATTTCTTTTTCTATTTTCTGCTTAGCTATCTTTTGTGCTGCTTTGATTGCTTCGGCATTTTTGGGCTGAAGTTTTTCTATTGAAACAACGTATAAATCTAATCTTCTGTTTATCTTTGCAACCGCGGCTTTGCAATCTTCCCAAACGCGTTCGGGAATTTTTAGAAGGATTTTCATTTCCAATCCTTCAAGTCTTATTGGAATATCTTGTTCTGTGTGGGCTTTGAGGATGCTTGTTATCAAGTCTAGCTGCGTTTTTGCTGAGGCTCCTTTGATTTTTGTGGCAGATAAGTAGCATCGGCCGCAAAGTCTTAAATGTTTTCGTTTATGGTCTAAAATCTCTGGAAGTTTGGGTATTTCGGGGAATAGCATTTTTTGGCTCCTTGGGGTGTCAGCGGGATGTCAACCGCAGGTCTAGGGTAGCACAGTGGATGTCAGTGTCAAGCCACGGGTAAGTCCATGATATCATTCACTTTCCACATCATCAGCTGCCTACCCTAGTCCTGCTCCCTCCCTCTCGGTCCATTTTGGTCCTTAAGGCTCTTTTATGCTATTAAGCTCTTGCGTGCTTAAGCTCTTGCTCTCTTAATATATAATATATATATTTATATATCAAGAGAAAGAGTGGCTGAGCAGGAGCTAGGGCGGCAGCGAGTGATGTGGTTTTTGAGTCTTTCCGCGTCTTTACACGTGACATCCGAGTGTCATCCGCTAGTAATTTCCACTTCTTCCGGTTGACATCCCGTCGACAGCACCCCTACGCAACGCATTTCCAGCCTCGAAAGCACAAAAAAAGACCCGAAACCAGGCGATTTTGCCTGATTCGGGTCTTTTGGCATTTCAAGTCTGCTTTTTTCTCCCCTATTTGCGGCTTTGAAGCGTTGAAGGGTTTTAGGAGCCCGAAATGGGCTGGTTTAGCATCGTTTCGAAGCTAAAAAAGGCTAAACATAGTTGGCAGAGGTAGAAGCCTGCGCCGAGCCATGTGGCATGATTCTTGCCGCATGCTTCGCAGGCATGCTTTTTGCTAGGCATCATTTACCTAACTAAAGCTTAATCTGAACCGCCGCGCCCGATCCGCGCTTGCTCTTGCTCGGATCAAGCACCTTTTCGAGAATCTTGGCGGCCATTTCGTTCTGATGATCCGTCTTGGCTTGGCGAAGAAAAGTCTCGTAGACGGTCGCCTTACCGTGCTTTTCGATTGCCTCATCAAGATCACCGGGGAAATCCGCCTCACCAGAAGTAGAAAACTGGTAGTCATCCCCCTTATGGTCTGCGGGAATGAGTTTGCGAAACTCCGGCTTAAGATCCTTGATCTTGACCGAACGAGTAGCCGAAACAGGAAGTGCTCGCATTGTCTTTCTCTCCTTGCAAATAGGGGAGAGAAAAACAGACTTTCGCGGTTTCTGGCCCGTGAGCCCAGGATTGTCAAAGAACAAAAGCAGCCAACAACTAACTCATATCAATAGCAAACTCCTCGCCATATCTTGTCCAACAAAATCAACAACCCTCCCCTTGCAACTCTGCGGCATCTTGCAAACCCTCTTGAAACTTTTAGACGTTTGAAATCTTAACCACTTGAGAGAAAGCGATTATTCCTCAGCAAAATTTTTTTATTGCTAGACCTCCATGCCATATATAGCATGGCTTCGAGGCTGATTCTGCTACATATGGCATTGACTCCGCGTCCTCAACCTGTCACACTGACCCTGTGCGCGCAGAGCCTCAAACTCGCAAATAAACTTTAGGAGAATCTAACCTTGCCCGCCGGCCGCCCAGCAGGAAAGCCCATGCTCAAAGGTTTGCACCTGCGAATCTTTTCGCTCCACATGCGCGGGATCAAAAATCTCGATATCGCCACTGAGCTTGGGATTTCGGTTCAAACAGTTTCCCTCACCTTAAACGATCCTTTCTTTCTCCAAGCCAAACAAGATGTGACAGAAAATACAATTCGTAATTTGGCTTCTGGTTCAGCAGTAGTTGAGAGGTTTTCTCCATTAACAATTGCTAAAGCCGTTGCGCCCCGAATGATGCAGCTCAACATGCAGATTGCCGAATCTGCCAAAGTCTCGCCAAACACCCGCCTTCGTGCTATCCACGACATTCTCGACCGCGCCTGCGGAAAAGCAACTCAGCGCTTGGTTGTGGATGATATGGATTCTATTTTGGATCGCTGCACCGACGAAGAACTAGAACACTACTCAAAGACCGGCGAATTGCCAGATTGGACTTCAAATGTTAGTGGGCAAGGAACCGTACATTAATGTCAACCTTGAGAACGACGATTCAGATTCCACCGCCGTTGACAACGGAAACACTGCGGGTGGTTCGGCAAAAACTCAGGGAAGCCTCGATAGCTCCGGGAGCGGTTTGGTTTGTGGATCCGAGAAATCTAACCCCGATGGAAACTCAGATAGCAGACAAGTTAGCCTCCCAAGCCTCTCAAACAATCGACCAAGAAATTCTTTCAGTTCTATCCAAGCCCGCGCAAAAGCTCAGCAAATCCTAATTCGCCGGAGGCAAATTGCGAAATACAAAGCTCATCCTTGGCCATTTCTCTGTGAACAAGTTCTAACCGAAGATCCCCATGACAAAGCCGGACTTATCAAACCCTTTCCCCAGCTCGAATATCTCGAACGATTCGTCCACGTCTGGTTTACTGAGAGAAGACTCCTCGTCCCTAAGTCGCGTCGTATGCTGGTTAGTTGGACCTGTATTGCACTTCACGTTTGGCTGCTCCTTTTCCACGACCGCGAATATATTTACTTTGCTGCACGCAAAGAAGGTCGCGATGAGTCGGAAGGCTCTCTTGAACTAGTGAAGCGTGCCAAGTTCATCATCAACAATCTCCGAGATTTTTCGCCTCCGCCGACGGATCAAAAGCGTGGGAGAATTATTTGCACAACAACCCATTCTGAAATCGTCGCAGTTGCTCAGGGCGAACACCAAATGCGTCAGTTGTCGGCAACGGCTATTTTCGCAGATGAGTTCGCCTTTTGGGAACACGCCCGTCAGACTTATACGGCAGCACGTCCTACTATTGAAGGTACTGGCAGGTTTACCGGAGTTTCTTCCGCACATCCTGGGTTTTTTAAAGACCTGGTTTTCGACGAGGTGGCTTGATGCTTAAGATTTTTGTAGTTGTTATATTTGTTTTTTGCTCTTGTGCAAATGTAACAACTATGAAAATCCGCCAGAACAAAGATGGTTCGATTTCAATTGATTCTGGCAAAGACGTCAAGGCAGAGTCGGTATTGTTCAAAAGAGGCGACGAAAGCGTCGAGGTTCATGGTTATAGCTCAATGGCGAACACAGACGCAATTAACGCCGAAGCGAATCGTGAAGTCGCGGTTACGAACGCCATCTCCGCAGCGGTGTTGCAGGCCATTCAGGCTGGGGTTAGCGCGGCGGCAAAAGGCGTGGGAAAACCCTAGGAGGATTTATGATCCTACTTATTTTTCAAGTTCTCGCAGTTGTACTACTTTTTCTCGCGGCTTTTGAAATTCCTCCCTTGCCCCGAACGAGTTTTGGTTGGCTTGGGTTGGCAATTTGGTTTACTTGTGAGCTTTTGGGAAGTCATCTTGGAAGAGTAGGAGGCTAAAATGGCCGGCGGGACAACGGGAAATACAACTTTGACAAAAGTCATCAACGCTTCTTTTGCTTTTGGGTCGCCACAGCGAGCGGCTTGGGAGAAGTTTCAATCTGAAGAGCAGCTTACTGAGGAGGACAAAAGATGGATCGAACTTAGCTGGAACATGGTTGGTCAGGTTTTTCGTCAAATCTCAGGCGTTTATGTATGAGGATCGATGTTTATTTTCACTGCGATAGCAGTGATTTAATCAGTAAAATAGAACAAAGACTAAAAGAACAGGAGGACAAAACTATGGGACTCACCGAATCATTTGATGCGTTGTCGACCGAGGTGGATAGAATTATTGCTGATGTTGCAACTTTGAAGCAGCAGGTGGCTAATGGCTCGCCTGTTACGGTTGAACAGCTGGACGCTTTGACGGCTAAGCTTCAGGCCGGCGAATAGTTTTTCCGGGCCGGCCAAGTCGTTATTGGGGGACGATTTGGCTGGCTTGGAAAGGTTATTATGCGGATCTTATTTATCGGATATGACTATATCGGCCACTCAACGCCCGCCAAGGTGTTTCAAAACGCACTTAAAAATCGAAATCACCAAATTTCCTACCTAAGTTTCAAGGTTCCAGACGATTCGCCGGCGATTTTATCTGTCTGGTTAGCCCGTTTTCAAGACCAAAAAGCCTTCCAAAACGCCAAAATCGATCTCGAAACTCGCATTTTCTGCCCGGATTTGATCATTTCTGAGCTGCCAATCCTCGGCGCGGCGGAGTTTTGCAAGCAAAAAGGCATTCCTTGGGTGGTTTTTAATGCTCTGCCCATGATTTTTCGCTACGAAGATGCTAATCTGTTCCTCCAAGCTTCGCTTCCGGAGTTCGAAGACTCGAAAGATCATGGGAACTTGCACTTTATCGGCCCAGTTGTGCGGAAATCAGCGGGAAAACCTGTTAATTTTGGCAAAAAGCGCCCATATATCCACGTAACTCAAGGAACTGTGGCAAAAAAGGATCAATTTCTCATCGAAGCGGCAAAAAAAGCTTGTAAAAGTAGCTATTATCTCATCTCCGAGGCTATTGAGCACTATCTTTATATGGAAAATCTAGATTTATTCATCACAAACGGTGGTTTTGGTGGAGTTTCGTTGGCAATTTATCATGGAACACCAATAATCTGCGCCGGCGAAACCGAAGATAAGCCTTTTGTGGCTGCGCGGGTGGCAAAAACTGGAATTGGCGTAAACCTTGGCACCGCCAAGCCCGAGGTTGCTGATCTCAAAGCCGCAATTGAACGATGCCTTTCTGATTCTCGAATGGAAGATCGATGTATGAAACTTTCGGAAAAGGCAAAGACTTATGATCTCAACAATTCCATCGATCTTGTGGAATCCCTATGCAGGGTGTGAAGGAATGGCGGAACAAAAAGAACGGTTTCTACGTAATGCAGCTTCACTACACCGCCGATCCGAAAAAACGTTCGGAAGATTGGAAAGCCGAACAAAGTTCTGGGATCCCAGCTAATGATTGGAACCGCGAATATGAAATCGACTTCTCGTCTTTCCTCGGAAAGCCGGTTTTTCTCCATGATTATGACGATGCGAGAATGTTTGTTCCGATTCAAGTCTCGCCGAAGTATCCTATTATTCGGTCTTGGGATTTCGGCTATCATCATCCTGCTGTGGCTTGGTGTCAGTTCATCGATGGCGTCCAATTCGTTGTTCTTGAATCCGACATGGGTACGGATGTTGATTTTCGTCTTTATGTTCGCAACATTCTCACTCAGTCTGCTACTTATTTTCCTGGTCGTCGATTCTTGGATTGCTGTGATAGAGCAGGAGATTTCGAAAGGCCAACAGGAGATTCGGAAGTTAGAATCTTGAGAAATGAATTTGGAATCAATCCAGTCTATAGATATTTTAAGATCGAACACACTCTTGAGCTAACGAGAAAGTTGATGAATTCGAATTATCGACAAAAGCCTTGTTTTCTTGTGAATGATAGCCCTTCAAATAGTCTTCTCCGAGACGCTTTGCGGGGTGGGTATCATTATGACGAGCAGGTTCAAGGCCGGGCGGAAAAAGAACTTCCTTCTTCGGATGGATACTACGAAAATATCATCGATCCTATTCGTTACGCCATTGTAAATTTTCAAGGCACTCAGACTTTGGAGTTTCAAAAGAATCTTAGCATAATTTCCACAATCGATATTCCCGAAGAAAAAGAGGCGTTATGAAAATCATTGGATTTTTCTTTTTCTTTACAATCTTTAGCTTAACTAGTTTTGCTTGGGGATGGAATCAGAAATGTGTTGGGCCGTATGCGGTGCCATCGGCTACTCCCACACCGACAGCAACTACGTCTGCAACTCCAACTTCTACGCCTTAAAGAAAGGAAAGGAAAATGAGAAAGCTTTTAGTTTTGGTAGTTGTGTTATTTTTTCCAACCCTTGCTTGGTCAGCTTCTCCAAAACTTCCAGCAACGCCTTTTAATTTTCACGAATATAAAGGACCTTGTCGGTCCGGGATTGTTGTAACAGCTGGTTCACCGACGGTTCTTATTACTGGAACGATTGGAAATTCTTCAACCTTTACCATGGCAACTCTTAGCACCGGAACGGTTACGGCTTTTTTCAACGGAATGGCTGATACCATGACAGCAAGTGTTACTGGCGGTACAGCAGACGTTACCTGGTGTTGTTCACAGGAGCCATGATGATTAGGATTCTGGTAGTAATTGGTTTTCTTTTGAGCTTTGAGGGCGAAGCCTTGGCTTCGTTGGATTTTACAGCTCAAGGTTCAAGCGCGGCGGTTACTACTACGAATCCTCTTGTTTCACCTTTTGATTGTAATTCTGGAACAGCAGCAACTTTGGAAGGTGTTGTGTTGATGGGCTCCAGCCCTCCGGGCACGCGGGAACAATTTATTGCGGGCCAAGCCGGAGCTTTGGTTTGTGTTGGTGGAACAAACGCCGGAGCCGCATGTGCAGTTGCGGCGGATTGTAACAGCGGGGTTTGTGCGGCAACTAATGAAATGGGTTTGGCTGTTCAATGGGATCCGGGTGGCGGGGTTCAAAAAGTTAGATGTCGTTGTGGCGCAACAGAAACAGCTCAGACAGTTACGTTTGATACAAATCCGCATGAGGTTGCTTGTATTTTTTGTGCGGGAGATACAACAAACAACGCCTGTGCGGGTCGGTCTGTTGGGGATATGTGTGTTTTCAAAGATGGTGGATTGCTAGGTTGTGGAGCGGGAGATGTTGTAAACGTAACTTATGGCACTGGTTCTGTTGGCGCATCAAACAACGGTAATTTTCTTCCAACCCTAAACATTCGTGTTGAAGAAGTCCGCCAATGGACTGGAGCACAGAGTACCACAAATCTTTTAGCAAATTCGGCTTGTCAGATTTCTTCCTCTGCGCCGAATTTAGTTTCAGTTTGGGGAATGCGGGATCATGCTTCTGGAGCTTGTTCTGGTGGGCAAAATGGCGTCGACGATGCTGCCGCAACAAACAACAACGCAGTTTGTACTGGAGTTGTTTCGCCGACTTGGAATAGCGCGATTGTAACTGGAGCTTGTACCGGCGCAACGCCGACGGTAACAGTTACTCCAACAGCAACAACTACTCCGACTCCAACTTTATCCCCAACCTCTACAGCACCGACAGCTACGCCAACAGTTTCTAGGACTCCAACTCCCACAACTTCGGCCACGCCCGGACCAAATGATATTTGGTATGTCGATCAAACTTGCTCTAACAATGGCGATGGCAAAGCCTCAAGCTGTGCAGGATCTCCTGGGGGAACTGGGGCATGGAACTCGGAAGCGAATGTTTCTTGTGCTGGTGGGACCACAGGGGTCGGACCAGGAGATTTTCTTGAGCTTCGAGGAGAAAGTGGGCAGGTTTACAAACGCTGGGATTGGCCGGTGGCTTGTTATGGAACAGCTGGAAATCCTGTAACGGTTGAGAACTTTGCCGGCGATACAACAATTTTTGATGGTACAACAGATATTCATGGATCAACTTGGTCTTCGATCGGCTCGGGGGTTTTTAATTGTACTAGTGGAACTTGTGGAGTTTCGGGACAATATCCTTTTGCGGTTTGGTCTTTGGAAGGCTCAGGATCGGAGCAGGAAAATCATATTGATCGATCTTCTACGGCTTGTGATTCGACGGTTCCAGCCGGAATGTTTCGGTATGTTGCCGGCGCGGTTTGCTTGCACTTGGCTAGTGGGGCAAATCCAAACACAGCAACTTATGTGAAGATTCCGACTGATCTTGCTGCAATCAATCTGCAAAATGGCGGAGGTGGAGATAACATCACCTTTCGTTCCAATCCCAGTGGTGGGCAGCTAAAGATTCAGCGCGAACGAGTTTATGGCATTGCGCGGCTTTTTGCCAATTCGGCACAGCATTTTTATAACCTCGATATTGGTTATGTGATGGATCGTTGTATTGATGCGAGCGGCTCAGGCTCGCTCGCAGCTCGTGACAACGAAATGATTGGCAACACAATCCACCACTGCGGACAAGAAGGTATCCGCATGGAATCGGATTTGACAGGAATAGTTTCGAATAACAACATCTATGCAATTCAGGTTCCTCCGTTGTTTCCACTTTGTACTGGAACTGTCGCGGGCTGCCCAGCTGGATTGACGGATAATGGAACTGGGATTCGGTTTTCGGTTTCTTCTGGCTCAACCGCGTTTGGAAATACTATTCACGAAATGGGTGGTGGTTGTGTTGGCGATGCTCAGGGAATTAGTGTTGAGGGTGGCGGCGACAATATTACGATGGATAGTAATTTGTTCTATACCATCAAAACCTTACGTTCTTCTGGACGCGGGATTTGGTTCAATGGAGCTACTAGTTATACAGGAACGATTATAAAGAATAATCGTTTCTACGATTCGGATATTGGGGTTCAGCTTTGCCCCAGTGGGCCAGTTACGGGCGGGCCAACGAAGATTTATAACAACACTTTCGCTGAAAACTTACTGGCAAGTATTGATGATGCCAATTGTGATGCAGGTACGGCTAGTTGGACTGGGTCGATTTCGATTACAAATAACATTTTTCTTAATAAAGCTCTCACGCCCTCGGCGGGATTGGTTAATATTACCAACCTTATCCCTGGCGTAAATGCCTTTAACTATAATACTTATGATTGCCCTGGCTGTACTACAATTGTTTCTTTTCATGGAACAAACTATCGCCGAGGAGGGCTTTGTACTTCGGATTGCATTAATACTCTTGATCCGCATAGTATTTATGGCGATCCGCTTGTTGACGAAACTGGTTATCCCCCAACCTTGAAACTTACAACCGCCGGAGGAACAGCATATAATTTAGGAAATACCTTGTCTGTCGATGTTCCTGTGGATTTTGAGGGCGCTCCCCGGCCGCAAAGTGTGGCTTTTGATATTGGAGCTGACGAGCTTGGCGGACCAACACCAACGCCCACTACTTCGCCAACTCCAACGGGAATTACACCAACTCCAACTATTACTCCAACTAGCACTCCAACTCTTTCTCCAACAGCTACAACTAGCCCAACTAATACTCCAACTCCAACTCCAACGTCTACTCCAACAACGACTCCGACGCTTTCTCCAACTTCTACTTTTGTTCCAACTTCGGCGGCAACAGCAACGGCAACTACAACTAAGACTGCAACGCCAACTTTTACTATCTCTCCCAGCCCAACTGCGACGCCTGGAGGTACGTCTACCCCCAGCCCTTTTCCTGTAGGAGTACAGACAGCTTGTCCCAATTGTGGCAACGGTGCCGGGGGAAGCTTGTTTGGTCCATCGGATGGGGGAACAACCAGTGGAGTTGTTTCTGCATGCAATAAGGCTTTTGGACAAATAATCGCAGATAATGGAACCTTCACTTCCAATGCCTGTGATGAGGCTTTGCAGATTATTGGGATGACCTGTGTTTCGGGGAATCCGAATGTTTGCACCGTCACGGGTGGGGGAGGTGGGGGAAGTTGTCCGGGGATAGCTTGTAATCAATATTGTCTTTCGGATGGTACAAACTGTCCTGCTGTTTCCCCGCCCGCTTTTTCAGCCCTTACCGGAGGAACAAACACCACCGCCGGCCCGATGATTGTTTCAGGTGGCGCTTCGCTTTCTGGAAATGTTCTTGCAAATGATGTCTCTTGTAACGGCGCTGGCTGTGTAACTCTTGGTCCAGGTTCGACAATAAATAATGAAATCAAAGGCACTCTTCCAATTGCCAATGGTGGAACGGCTCAGATTGGTTTTATAACTAATAGTTGTGTTCGGTTTGATGGAACTAGCCTTGTTTCTGCGGCTGGAGATTGTCCGAATGGTGATACCACTGGGGGATTTGTTTCGGGAAACTATATAACAATAACCGGTGGAAACACTATCAATCTCGATCCATCAAAGATGGATAATGTAACTTTTGGGGATAATGGGAATACGTTTACTAGTATTAATTGGATTTTTGATGGAAATGGCTCTTCAGCGCAAGATCCACATATAAAGGTTTCGACAAATCAGATTCAGATAACAAACACAGGTGGTGATGCTAGTTTACAAACTGATGGAGATATTAACGTTGGTGGGTTTATTCATACTAGCTCTTTGACCGCAAATAAATGCGTTCGCTTTGATGGCTCGGAGCTTTCTAGTGCAGCGAATGATTGTGGAACAGGAGGCTCCCCGGTTGCAACTATAACTCCTTGGGATTGTGGATCACACAATCTCCAAGAGGGGATGGGCAATTCACCAATTTGTAGAACAGCCACTCCATCTTCAACGCCCACCGCGACTTCGACTCCTACAGTTACAGTAACCGCAACTCCTACTGCGACTTCAACGCCGACCATAACTCCTACTCCTACTCCAACTGCAACAGTAACTATTACCCAACTTCCCACCCAAACTCCTTGGGATTGTGGGGCGGGAAATTTGGCGGAGGGGTTGAATAATTCGCCGATTTGTAGGACGGCAACTCCTAGTTCTACGCCAACAGCTACTTCTACGCCTACTATTACTGTAACAGCCACTCCAACGGCTACGGCTACCTCAACTCCTACTGCTACACCAACTTCAACAGGAATAGCTACAGCTACTCCTGGTTCTGGTCAATTTTTGGCTGGTCCAACCGCTGGCGGAGCAACTCCAGGGGTTCCAACTTGGAGACTAATAGATTCTACAGATCTCCCAAGCACGGTTACACAATGTGGAGGATTAATTCAAGGAACTTGCTTTAATAATCCAGTAACCATTCCCCCCGGCGTTGTGGTTGATTGGAGCTCGGACGCAAATGTTGGCGTTTTGGATGCCCCAAGAAAGACGGATTGTTCTTTAGTGGCTTCCGAAGGGCGAGCCTGTTGGGATAGTGTTTTGGATGTTTGGGGACTTGGAGATGGCTCGGTTCGACAAGAAGTTTTAATGCTTCATGGAAAGCAGACTATAAATGGGCCAGTGAATTTTTATAACAAGGATATTGTAACCCCTACTCCGACCCCTACAGTATCGCCGACTACGACTCCTGTTCTTTCTCCTACTCCACCTGCGTCAACTTTTACTGCAACGAGGACACCGACTCCTACTGCGACAGTAACTCCAGAAATAAATACTAATAAAATCTCCGTCCATGAACTAACAAATCTCGATAGGATTATTCCAAATAATAGTAGTGATTCTGCTTCCGGGAATCTTTGTTTGATGGCAGATCAAACAAAAGCTTGTCATGCAACACTTTCTGATGCTGGTGGGCTTGGGGCATTGGGATTTGCTACGAATCGAGTTAGTATAACCCTTTCTAATTTTGGTGGATCAGCTCTTAGTTGTCAGATGAATAATAGTTTTAATAGCTCTGCTTGTGGGGAACTTGCAGATGGAGTAACTCCACATAAATTTTCTACCTCCCCAGCAACTTCTAGCGCGGCTGCGACTGTAGCAAATACGGTTACGGAAACTAGTATTATTGGTACCATTTCTAATGGTTCTCTAACTCTTCCAGCGAATTTTTGGCGGCTTGGAAGAGTTATTAGGCTAGTTGTTCTTGGAACGGTTGGAACAACTAGCTCGCCGACTTTGAATATTAAGCTCTATGCTGGAGCTACGGTGCTTTGCTCTACCGGAGCTAATACCCTTCCAACTCTTACTGGGAATAGGCAATTTATGCTTGAAGCCTATATCCAAGCCCGCTCAGCCCCAGGCGCGAGTGCGAATATTCAATGTGAGGGACTTTTTAAATTTGTTGTAACAAATCCTCCAACCGTAACGGCCGGGGCGCTTGTTTTGGCAGATGCGCCTTATATTTCGGAACTGTCTTCTACTACTCAGCCGGTCTCAGTGGCGACGAACGTTACAAAGGCACTTGATATAAAAGTAACTTGGGGAACCGCAAATTCTTTGAACACAATCACGGGTGATATTGTAACGATTGAGAGTTTGAATTGAAGATTTGGCTACTTATATTTTTGTTAATTCCCTCTCAGGCTTTCGCTGTTCGGAAAGCTTTGGATGGATTTGATACTTTAGATATTGGGTATTTGACTATTACGGGGACCGGAATTTCAGAGCAAACTTCGATTAAAAGAACTGGTTTGGGATCGTTAAAAATTGTTCGAGCTGCTACGACCGCTTCAGCGGTGCTTCTTGAAATCTATACGCCAGCAGATAGTGATATTTATGCTCGAATTTATCCTCGAATCGATGTTCTTCCCACAACTACTGGCGCCCCGATTTTTGGCTTTACTGATGATTTCTTGGCTTATGGTTGTCGGGTAGATATTGAACTCGATGGCTCTTGGTCGCTTCGATATAAAGATAGAAGTACTTATGGTGATTTTGGTTTTACTCCAATTCAATCTACCGGAGTTTTTATTAGCGCTGAGCTTCATCAAACAAATGGAAGTACCGGATCTTGTGCCGGTCCGAGTTGTAGTGTTACTTGTGAATTGTGGTTAAATGGGGTTAAGGTTTTAGGAACTACTAATACAGATATTACTTCTGGAGATTATATCATCCCCACTCGGGTTTATGGGGGAGCACAAACAACCGAAGGAGGGGGTTATACTGCTTATTATGATGATTTTGCTGGAGATGATTCCACACATATTGGAGTAGGCCGGGTCTCAGGACTTTTTCCAGTTAGTGATGGTACCCCAAATCAATGGAATAATACCTGTACCGGCTCCCATGCAGGTTGTATAGATGATTTTGCAACTGGGGCAGAAGACGATACTGGAACAGACTGGCAAAGAGAAACAACTAGTGGAAATAAGACTACTGTGACTTTAACCCCACTAACTCTAGCTAGTGGGGAAAGTCTTAGTAGTGTTTTTTCCTTTGCCTATGCCAAGTCTGTTACTGCGGATGCGAGGGATTATAGATTAAATCAATGTGATGGTTCTTCTTCTCCTACGAATTGTAGAAATGGAACAACCGATTCTCCTAGCGCAGTTTCATTTGTTCGTGGGAGCAAATTATTAAGGGTTCTTGCTCCAGATGATACCGCTTGGACACAAACAAAGTTGACAAATCTTTCTCTACAAATCGAGCATAGGACAAATGTTGGAAATATTGATGTTACCGCAATTATGGCTTATGCTGACATCCGTGAGCCTGATCCGATTCCGATACAAAATCTTCAAGATAAAAATGGAGATAACCGCCTTACACTCGCTTTTGGGTATGATTCTGTAACCAGAGGCACTCTTGGTGGAACTTGTGCTGGAAATGTCTCAATTGCTTGTTCTACCAATACCGAATGCTTAGCTTACGGTGGAATTTGTGCAAATACTTTTAAGTATTCAAATTTTCTTGCAAGTTACGTAACTCAACACTTTGGAAAAGCCACGACGATTCTTAATTGTGGAATTAATGCTAATGAAATAATTGGTTGGCAATCTCGATTACCTACTATCTTAACTGGTATTGGGCTTCCAGATTTAAGATATTGTGTTACTTCCATGCCCACGACTTGTACTGTTGATGTTTGTGATGGAGGAGCAAATTCCGGCGCAGCTTGTACTGTTGCTAGTCAGTGTCCTGGATCTACCTGTGCCCAATGCTCTGGCCCGGAATGCGGATCAACACAGTGTACAAATGGGCATCAAGTGAATTTTGGTTGTATGCGTTCTTGCGATTTGATAATTGGTTCTAGAATTTGTCACAGCGGTACAAATGCTGGAAACGATTGTCTTGTTAGCTCAGAATGTCCTGGATCGACTTGCTCTGATTATCCTGCCCCGGATTATGTGTTTTCTTTAGGTGGTTTTAATGACTCCTCTATTGGAAATGATTCTGGAGGATATTTTGGTGGTGGTCCACCTATGACGGCACCAACACCACAGTCAACACCAAAAGCTGGGGATGGATATACTGTTCAGAGAGTAGCTTGTAATAATGATAATGATTGTTCTACTGGTCTTTGCTCGGGAAATCTTCAACAAGCTTGTAGTACAAATGCAGATTGCTCCGGTGTTGGAACTTGTACCATCGCGCCTTTGAGTGGAGAACTTCCTTGGCCGAATTTACTAGGTGCGCATGCTTGTAGCTCTACTTGTTCTAATGCGTTGAATAATATTTGTTCAGCAGATAATATTTGTTTAGGCTCAGGAACTTGTACGGGCTCGAAAGTTTGTGTGTCTACCTGTGGTCGGCAACCGTGTTCTACTGATTTGGATTGCGGGCCGGCTGTAATTAAAAAGATTAATAACTATACTTGGATTCCAAATCTTTATGGAACTTGTGTTTCCGGGCATTGTACAAATTGTGGGAGTCCTGGTTGTCCATCTTCACCGGATACGCCACAGCATAAGCGTCTCCGCGCCGATCGTGGGCCAGCTTTTCATTTAAATAGATTTGCCGCGACTCAGAAACTCGTAGAAAGTGCTGGAGCTAGACATATTTGGTTGAGTATGGGAAGTACATTTGGTGGAATTTGTGATTTGGGATCTGGTGCCTCAGATGTGATTTCTGATCTTGTTGTAGAGCGACAATGGGAGTTGGGGTTGAAAAAATATGTAATTGATATTTTTCCTATTTGGCGTTCGAGAGATATGCTTATTACTAATAGGCGTTGTAATAATGATGCTACCAAGATTTGTTTTACAAATTCGAATTGTACTGGAACTGGGGCTACGTGCGTGGATTATGCTTCTACCTTTCGCGCTTATGGGGACGCTGTTCACATGGATGAGCCAGGAGCGGCGATGGTTGGAAAAACAGTTTGGGACGTAATTCAGCATTGGCATCCAGTTTGTTCGGGGGATACAACGGTAAATTGTGGAGAGTGCCACGATGGAACTATTTTTAAAACCACAACTTGTACAACCTCTAATGATTGCTCTGGAATCTCTGGTTGTACGGTTCTTGGACAGATGATTTGTACCTGTAGGGCACATGATTCTATTTGTAGTGGGACTGGAAAAGGGGTTTGTTCTGAGGAAAGAGCCGGCTCACTTTGTCATCTTGATCCTAGTACAACTTGCACGACAAATGCTGATTGTGTTGGTAAGGGTATTTGTCGTCCAGAAGGGCTTTTAGCGCCGGCGCAGGGATGATTATAACTTATCATATGCCTGAAGAACGTTTTCCAGTAATTTGGGAGATTCCTCTCTGCTATTTTGCCTCCAAATATCGAGTAAAAAAGGCTATTTTCATCCCAAATCACGCTATTTGGGGGGAAAATGGGCTTTGTAGGTTTAGCCTGCTTTCCCGGCCCGGAGACGCAATTTCGGGCTTTTTGACACTGGAAAGAGACATTTCGGCTTTTAAAATGCTTGAATTTGAGCTAATTGGCGGGACTTGGTTGGAAAACCAAACTCTAACGCTTGTAAAAGAGCCGGTTCGAGAAAAAACCTTTTCCCTTCCCCATTGCCTTTTTCAACTGGAGCTTGAATAGATGGCTAACTTGAAGACTTCGATTCGAGTCCCATATCCAAATCTGGCGATGGATTCGGAGATTTTGGATGAGGTGGAAAGAGGACTTGTTCCGCTTTTGATGCGGATTCGGTATGATCGGATTCGGGCGGAGGAGAAGTGGCAGAGATATTATAGGATTTGGAATTGTGAGCTGGACAAAAATTCGTATTCTGGCCGGAGTAAGATTTTTCTTGCCGCAGCTAGGCAAACTTGTGAAACTTGGACTAGCTCGATTATTCGAGACTTCTTTCCCGCCTCAGATGACTGGTTTCAGGTTTTGAATGTTGATGAAATTGCGGATGAGATGCGGGCGGATTCGTTGGAGCATTTGTTTTACTACTTTTTCAAAAAGCAGCAAAAGATCAAATCGGATTCGATTCCTTTTATTAGGCAGTTAGTAACTTATGGAACTTCGCCTGGAAAGCTGACTTTTGCCGACAAAGATAAGATGGTAAAAGCGCTCAAACTTATTCAGCAGAATGAGCGTTATAAGATGGTTAATAAGAATGTGAAGTATCAGTATGGTCCGCTTTTTCGGGCTCGGAATTTGTTTAACTTCTATGTTTGGCCCACAACGGCTTTGGATGTCCAAGATTGCGAGTTGGCTTGGGAGGATATTGAAGTTTCGGTTGAGCACATTAAAGAAATGGGCTCGAAGCCTATTAATCCGAACGATAAGAAACTTGGAACCGTTTATGTTGTTCCTGAGGAGGTTTATAATCAAACCGGTCCGACAAATCGCGGCCGGGATTGGTTTAGATTTCGGCGCGAAAAACTCCAACGCTTTGGTCTTTCGCAAGATCCTTCGGATCGGTGGAATGATCTTTCGAAAAATCATCGAAACCTTTCGGAGCTTTATTGGACTCGGGATATTGATGGAACAGGTGAGAAAGAGTGGCTGATAACCGTCATCAACGACTGGCATGTGGTTCGGATTCAGGAGAATCCTTTTTGGCATAAAAAGAAGCCCTTTTTTGTTCCCCGACTGATTCGGGTTATTGATGAGTTTTATGGTCGTGGAATTATGGATACGATTGACCGAGTTCAGTATATGCTAAACGATATGGTCAATCAAACTATGGATTCGGTGCAATATGAGCTTAATCCTATTACTATTGTGGATCCTGGGTCTGTTGCTTATTCTAATTCTATCCGTTTTCACCCTGGAGCCAAATGGCTCATGGCGGATCCTCTTAAGAGCGTTGTTTTCACGAAACCTGCCTCGGTAGCTCAGATTGGCTTTCAGACGCTTTCGATGCTTCAGGGGTTTATGCAGGATTTTTCGGGCGCAAATGCCGCAATGCAAGGCCAGCCTGCGGTTCGCGGGCGCGGGAGAGCACAAAATACCGCCGCTGGATTTTCCACCATGATCTCCCAAGGCTCTCTCCCGATGACGCAAATCATCGAGGATTTGGAAGAGCAATTCGGTGAGCCGCTGCTTGAAATGTCTTATTCGCTTATTGAGCAGTTTATGGATGAAACTATTCTCCTTCGAATCCTCGGCCGCCGAGGGGCGCCTTTGATTCAGAAAGAAGTTTCGATCGAAGATATTATTGGAAACTACGAATTCAAATGGATGGGCTCGATTGCTTCGAGAAATAGGCAGATTCTTGGACAGCAGATGATTAATTTTCTTAATATCGCTCGTGGCCTGCCGCCGCAGGTTTTGCAACAAGTAAATTGGCCTTGGCTGGTTAAGAAAATCTGGACCGAAGGACTGGGTCTTCAAGATGCACAAGAGATGTTTAATCCTGGTGGTTATAGTTTTTCTGTCGATCCAGAATTGGAATTCAAACTTAATCAGCAAGATCGACCGATTGCTGTTTCGCCGGGAGATGACAACCAGGCGCATCTTAAGCAGCATTATTTAGATCGAGCGAAGATTAAGGATCCAGATGAACTTGAAAGATGGGATAAACATATCGAAGATACAACCCAGGTGATCCAAAAGCAAATTGCTGATCAGCAAAAACAACAACAAATGCAGCAGTTGCAGACGATTATGGCTTTGAATAGTGGAAAGAATGGGGGTGGAAATGGCGGACAAGCTTCTGGTGGTCCCCGGCCGCAAAATCAACCTAGTGCGCCCGGATCGGATCAACTTTCGGCCTTAATGCAGCAACTACAAGGAGGAGGAACACAATGACGGAAGTTAAAGTTCCAGTCTCAGATGTTGAATCAGTAACAATCTCACAACCGCCAAAGGAGGCGCCAAAAGATGTCAAAGTCGAAAAAGAAGCCCAAAAAGTCGTACCCGGACAAGGACAAGGACAAGATGTAAAGTGTGAGGGAATTAACATGCATGTTGGCGCCCCAAAACATTGCAAGGGTTGTGATGGTTATGTCGACATGACCGATCCTCACAGAGCCCAGCCGGGGCAGTAGGATTTTTATGCCAGTTACGATTAAAAAGACTGGAAAAAAGTATCAAGTCTCAACACCAAATGAGGTGCACGCAAAAGGCACTTCGTTGAAGAATGCTAAGAAGCAAGAACGTCTTTTAAATGCTGTTGAACATGGTTGGAAACCGACAAAGAAATGAAGTTTCAAAACGACAACGAGTTTTTACAATTCGCGGCGGATTTCCTCAAATCAAAGCACTGGGAATGGCTTGAGGAAATCGCCCGAGCCCGGCGGGCGCATATTATGAATGAGCTTAACAATCCAAAAACCTCCGCCGATGGTCGGGCAATGCTGACTGGAAGGCTTCTCGAAAACGACTACTTTGTAGGCTTTATTGAGAAGTCTTATCAGTTTCACAAGGGTCAAATGGAGGCAGAAAGAGCCGAAAAAGCTGATTCGACGATTACAACGGCAAGAAAGAATGGGATTATTTCGAATATTGGAATCCCAGATATAATTACGCACTAGTGCGGGAAGGAGGGCTTTGAAATGTCCGAAAAGGAAGAGGCAGCAGAACAAGAAGCAGAGCGGGCTAAGACTCGTTATCAGGAAAAGATTGATGAGCTTTCGAGACGAAACAAAGAACTTGAGCGATTGGTAAATATGGATTCGCGGATGCAAGAAAGCGCGAATTTAACCCGCCAAACGGCTCAGGCGGTTGGGCAGATTGCTCAAAAGCTTTCCCAGCCGGCAGAAGACAAAAACGATCAATGGACGCCATTTTTGCGGCCAAAAATGGATCCAATTTTGCGAGAGGTTTTGACGCCTTATCAAAATGCTTTGATGCAGATGGCAGATAAGACAGACAAACTCGAAACCATGCTTGAGTTTCCAGAATACAAAGATCCTGAAATCCAGCGAGAGGTAGAAACCGTTCGTGAACAACGAAGGCAGCAAAGTGGTGTAATCGAGCCGCGATCGAATATTCTCACCTTCCTTCGCGGCCGCGATCCAGACAAATACGCCGGCAAAAAGCCTGCGGCGGTAGAGGATAGTGAAATTCGGCGAAACGAGGCTGGACAGGTTCATGTCGAGAATCAAACAACCCGAAGCACACCAGAACCAAAGGGTAAAGTTCTGAATCTCGACACAGCTTCCGCCGCGGATATTGAAAAATGGGCTGCTGAAACCGGTGTGGGTAATCAGCTCATTTAGAAAGGAGAAAGTGAGGAAGTAAAATGGCTATTCAAACTACAATCATGATCGGGGGTAATCCTATTGGAACCCTCGACATGGTGCCTGTATATCTCAAGAAGAAGTTGCTTGAGATTGCTAGAAAGAAGGTTGTTTTTCAGCAATTGGGAGACAAAGAAGACCTTCCCGAAGGTCAGGGCAAAACTGCTCGGTGGATTCGGTATGATCGTATTTCTCTGCCGAACAAGCCTTTGACTGAGGGGGTTACGCCTACAACGCTTCGAGAGCCGAACATTGCCAAGGTTGAGGCAACTGTGGATCAGTGGGGAGACATCCATGCTATCACGGATGTTGCTGAACTGACGATTTTCCACAAGGCGTTTCAAATCATGGCAGAGCGCATGGCTACACAAGCGGTTGAGACAATCGATCGCGAGTGTCAGCGTGTGCTTTTGGGCGGCACGAATACGATTTTTACCGATCCGGCAATTACGGATCGGACAGCAATTGCTGCTGGTTCGGTGATGACTACTGATGTTATCCAGCGGATTTTGTCTTCACTTCGCACGTATGGCGCGCCAGATTATGATGGCGATTATGTGGGTGTTGTTTCGCCGGCGGTTGAGCAGGATCTTCTACGCGATCCGACTTTTCAAACGGCGGCGGTTTATGGGAATCAGACTCCGCTTTTTAATGGTGAAGTTGGCCGATGGATGGGTGTGCGGTGGATGCGGAGCAATTTTATTCCTGTAATTGGTGAGGATACGGGAGTTGTTGTTGGGACTAATTCGTCTCCTGCGGCCTCGGGTGGTGAAACGGCTTTGCCGACGGCGGCGTCGTATAACTACCAGATTGTTGGGTTGGATATCAATGGCTTTGAAACGCACATTGGTACTGTTACCAATGAAGTTTTTACTGCTGGAGATGTTCTGCTTTTCACCCTCCCTGCTCTGCCTTCGGGCGTTTATTCCTACAATATTTATGTAGCTCCCACTGGAAGTTCGCCAACGCTTCAAGCCGAAGATGTTGGACCTGGTATTTATCGTGTTGTTGGTGGTACCGTGGCTGCCACGGGAACGGCGATTACCTATTCTGCTGGTGGTCGAGTTGTTCCTGTTAAGCCGGCAACGGGTGTTTTTGTTCAACAAAGCTACCTTTTCGGTCGGGAGTCTTTCGGTGTTTTGACCCTTTCGGACATCGAAACGATGGTTACTCCGAACGCGCCGAGTGATTCTGATCCGATGAAGCAGCGTCGAAAGGGTTCTTGGAAGGCGATTTTCAAAGCGGTTATCAAGAATCCTAATTTCTTCTATCGTATCGAGTCGAGCAGCAAGTATCAGACTACGTTCCACCCGAATTAAAGAGGTAATTAATGGCTCGTAAAATCCGGTGGGAGGGGGATTTCTCCCCCTCCCAGACCGTCAAAAAGGAAGAAAAAATGCCGACAGAGATTGATATTGATGCTTTGATGAAAAAGGATGTGGATGATTTAACTCCAGAAGAATTGAAGATTCGGTTGAAGAACACCGAGGCGAAAATTGCCGAGCTGCGGCTTGACAGTTCGATGCACTCGGATGGAAGAAATATTGATGAGATTGGGCCGGATGATTTGGTGACAATTACTGTTCCTTCGAGCCCGATGGGAGATATCTATAACCTTAATTGGAAATACTACCCGCCCGGTAGACATCAAGTTCCAAAACGTGTTGCTCAACATTTGGCTTATGTGATTTCTGAGTCTTGGAAGATCGAACGCGAAAGGCTTATGTCTCGAACTAATAAGTTTTCTGGCTCACTCCTGCGCGGCGAGGATATTGCTCGAATTGAGCGGTTTGAACAAATTATGAAGAACTAGGAGAGAAAAATGGCAAATCCGGCGGTAAATACCACTAAGCTTCGTAGTCTTCGAGGGTTGACGCCGTTTTTGGCGGCGGGAAAAGGGACGGGGGATTTTGGTGCTGTAGCAACTGCTAATTCGGCGACGATGACGATTTCGGATGGCGCAATTACGCCAAACATGGTTGGGTTTGCAACAATTATTGTTTCTGCGGATGATGATATTGTGATTTCCAAGGTTGTTTGTGGAAGTAAGCAAATTGTGATTACTGTTCGAAACATGTCTGGTGGGAATTTGACGGCTGGAAATACTACGATTGCTTACTTTTGTATTGCTAGCGAAAACGACTAACCCATGGGCCTTGCAGCATACGAAGCGGGAAATTCGCTACGAGAGATCGTAGAAAACTGTGCTGCGAAAGCATCAAGGCCGGACATTACTCTCGATCCAGCAACAAAATTGCCTCCGGTAGATGGGGTGATTAAAAATGCCCTTGGCTATCGATGGTTGTTGGATATTATTCGAGAGCTTTATCTAAAATGGGATTGGCCATTTGCAATTGTGGCCAGAACAATCCCCCAAATTAGTACGCTTTGTCTTCAGCTGCCGACGGATTTTTGGAGAGTAGCTTATACCGATCCACTTTATGCCCTTATGAGCGAATCAACTGGTACTCCGGTTCGGCATCCGATTATTCAAGGCACTCGCCCGGATTTTTTCAACAATCTCCAACTTGCTAAAACCTCTCGTCGGGGCCTTCCAGAGTGTTTTTATATCTCTCGTTCCGACGCACTTATTTATCTCGATCCTCCGCCAGATAAGAGTTATGCTTATGAACTTCACTACTTTCGATTGATTCAAGAACTTACTAGCATCAACGAAATCCCTCAATTCCCCTACCGCGCTTATCTTCAACAAGCCTTGCTTTGTGAAGTCTACGACTACGCTGATGATTCTAGGCTTATTTCGGCTGTTCAAATGCGAAATCAAATGTGGATGGAAATTCGCGGCTCAGCTTATGATATGCGTGAAGATGGAATTCAATCTTCAATTCCCATGCTAGATCCGAAGTATTTTCGAAATATCACCTTCGAGGACTAAATGGCTGAGGAAGAAAACGTTAAGAAGATTCGAATTCCAATAGAAAGCTCTATTTATAGTTATGGAACCGGCTATGAGGTTGGGCCGAGAATTAGAAAAATGCACAACGTAATTGGGCGTTGGGCGGATAGTAATGGGGATTCTTTTCCAGGTTTAAGTATTCCAGAAGTGCCGACGCTTAATGGAACTTTGTTAGATCCGCCAGCAGAACAAGCTCATGGTATGGGAGCTTGGCTTTCTTTGGCCGGAGATAGTCATTATCTAGCTGGAGCGAATTGGGAGGCGGGAACAAAAGATAGGTTTATCTATGATGTCGAATCTGGAACAGCTTTGCCCGTTGTTGGGACTAGTCTTGGAAACAATCCAGTTTTCTATGACTGGAGCTTTGCCTTTGCGCCGAATATTTCGGAGCCAACAACTTTTGTTGTGAATCAGGCTTGTGGGAAAAAGAAGGCAGTTTTGGTTGGAGGAAGTCTGGAACTTCATGACTATCTTCCTAGTTTTAATCCAGATTTCCAGCCGGATTTTAATGCTTTTCCGAGATTTGTCTATTATCATCTAAATCGAATTTGGCTGGCTTATGTTTCTACCACAACTCGAAGAACGATTGTCTTTTTCACTGATTCTTTGAATCCAGACGTTATTCGGGGAGAAAGCTTTCTAGATATCCCTGACGAGCTTACTTGTATTTTTCGTGCCTCAGCCTCAGATATCGATCTCGGGGCGCAAAGTCATTTGATTTTTGGGTGCAAATCTAGCTTTTTCATCCTCGATGGCGATCCGAGTCTTGGGAATGCGGTTTTTAGGCAGTTGAAAAAGAATTTTGGAATCTTCGATGCCGGTCAGCAAATTGAAACTTCCGAAGGCGCGGTTTTTCTTGGGACAGATAACCGAGTTTATCTTTTCCCCCGAGGCGCTTTGGATCCAATTCCGATCGCACCAGAGATTCGGGATAAGTTTTCCCACATAAGTACCTCTATCACTTTTGGTTGGCGAATTCCTTATATCTATGTCTTTCCCAACCCAGATGATTGCTACATTGGCGATCTTACCGATCCACAAAATATCTATTGGTCCGGGCCGCATGATAGTCAAGAGGTACATTCGTTTTACTCAGATGTGCCTTATGAAGTTAAAACCTATATGATTGTTCTTTCTCAAAACGAACAAGTAGCCATTATGGCACCTGTTTCGCCTTTGAGAAGCCCGGCTTTGATTCAGACTGGATATATTTTTGAGCAAGACTCAGATGTGGTTTTCCAAAGAGCTTGGTTTGACGTGGTACAAGGTCCTGCGGTGCAAGATTTTACTTTGAAAATTTTCAACTCTGATGGGTTGTTGGATTCTTTTACTTTTTCTATCCCCGCCGGCAGTCCTAGTGCTGGGGATACGAAACTCACAAAAGCTCGAGTTATTGCCCAGCCGCAAACAATGGAAGTTGGAGATTACTTCTACATGGAGCTTTCGGCGAATGTGAATTTTATGAAGAATCTTCGAAACTGGAACATCCAATATCGCGTCCAACCGAGGAAAGATTGAGCGCGGATATACAAGAAATCATTCGCCAAGTGCGAAGTGCTTTGGGCTCTTCTCAAGAACTTGCTATTGGTTCGAAATTTTTGCTGCGACTTTTGTATGCCCAAAAAGTGGAGGGAATCGCGATTGTCCCGCCGGGAGATGTGGAAATCCCGATTGAAACCCTGGATCAATCTCAGTTTGCATATTATGACTGGGATGTGGTTTGCTTGGATGATATTCGAGCCGACATTTGGATTACTAGTGGAATTTTAGTTGGGAGTGGGACTGCTACTCCTGCGGGTGGGGTACAATGTGCTCTTTTGAAGCGAAGAAACTTTAAAAGCCCTGATAAGATAGATGTTATCTTATCGATTTCCAATGGAATTGGCGGTTCTGGACTAACGCTGGCATACAAAGTGTATCGCCGAGCGGGATTGGATTGAAAATGAAAGAATTTAAGATTCGGGAAATGTTTCCCGCGGATTTAATTCATGTCGGTCCGTTGTATCGAGAGATGCTTGAGACAACGTCGGACAAGGAGAAACTTTATCCAAGCTTTAAGGATATTGATAAGGAGATTGAGGATTTTATCTTTTTTTGCCTCCAACAGCTAAAGGCAAATCCATGTTTCAAGGGCTTTGTGGCTTTGGATGGAAAAGTGGCAAAGGGTTTTTTGCTTGCTGTCCTTTCATTTCGAGTAATTGGAAGCCCGAAAAAGTATCTTCTTGGTCAAGTTCTATATGTAACTCCGAAATTTCGTCATTTGGGATTAGCTAACAAACTGATCCGAGCAGCTTGTGAATGGGGAGTGGTTAATGGTGTTGGGGCTTTTGAAGTCGCTTTCAAGCCCGGATCTTTAAGTCATAGCCAATGGGCTAGGATGGGATTTCGAAGTTACACAGCTCAGGCGGTTTTGGCGACAGATACTTTTGAGCCAATTTTGGATTATCCAGAGTTTCAGGCTCCTAAAATTGAGGAAAAGGCGGGCTAAAAAATGCCTCCAGCACAAGGAAATTCCTCTAGGCCGGGCGTTCCTACTTGGGGTAGAGGAGCGGCAAACTATGTTTTTGGCAGCCCTGATCCGAGTACCGGATTTCTTGGAGATGCCTCTACTGGGCAAAATGCGGTAAACTTTAATGATATTTTGCAAAATCTCATGCCGGCGTTGCAATCTGGATATTCCGGTGGCGCGGCGCAGAGAGATTTGGCTTCTGGGTATACTAATCAAGCCCTTGGAGCTACTGGCGGAATTGCTGGTCAATCTTTATCGGATGTTGGAAATTCTGCCGCTTTGGGCGGCCAAATGCCAGGTCTTTTTGGAGGTGCCCAACAAGCAATTGGTCAGCAATCAGCTTTGAATAGTCAGATTCCGAATCTTTTCGGAGCAGCACAGAATTTTGCTGGAAACATAAACCAAGGTGAAGGAGCTTATAATACAGCTCTTGGTGGCGCAACGCAGTCGATGAATAATGTTATGAATCCGACGTTGTATAATCCTCTTTATCAAAATGCAATGAATAATCAGATTACTCCGACTATTAATGCTCAATTTGCCTCAAGGGGTTTGGGAAGCTCTGGAGCGCCGATTGCGGCGATTTCTCAAGCTGGCCAGAATCTCTCCGATCAATTCGCTCAGCGGCAGTTTCAAGAGCAACAACAGGCACAGGGGACGATTGCAAATATTGGCCAAGGTTTAACCCAATCTGGAGTAGAGGGCGCTCAGCTTCCGGGACAGATTTATAATCAATTTATGTCTGGAATCAATACCTCTGCTCAAACTCCGGGAAATGTCTTTAACCAATTTATGACCGCTTTGGGACAGCAACAACAAAATTATGGTCTAGCTGCTCAAAACCAAATGGCTCCGCTTCAAGCTCTTGGACTTGGTTCTCAGCAATTTTGGCAGGGTGTAAACAACCCAATGCAAGCAGGCGCTTCGATGTATAATCTTTCTCGTCAACCTCTTGGAAATCTCGAGACGGGAGTTACTGGTATTACTGGTGGAATCTCCAACCCTCACATCGGCCCTGTTGGCCAGATTCTTGGAAAATGATTAGATATTGGGAACAGAGAGATTCGATTTATCTGCGAAAGCTAATTTTGTCTTTGTTGAAGAATCAACATAAATTTGGCTCGAGAATTTTACCAACAGAGAGAAATGTGAATTGGTACTTGCAGATTGGTTTTAGACAGATAGAAGCTAATCAAGATCCAAATTTGGTTTATGAGGAAGAGGGAGAAATACTTGGATTTGTTCAACTCGGCGCAATCGCGGATGAGTTGGATTCTATTGGTAAGACAGCTGAGTTTTTTGGGATGTATGTTAAGCCCGAGGCGCGGGGGAGATTTATCAATATCGAACTAATTCGAGAAATGGCTCTTTTGGCAATTAAAAAAGGATATACCAATATTCGTTCGGCGGTGATGTGTAGTAATGCAAAGGTTCTGAATAATTTTTTCATCAATCCCTCTATCTGGCCAACAAGTGTTAATCTCGAATGGAATCTCGAAAACGATCCACAATTACAAGATGGTGAATTTATAAAATTCCTAGAAAGAAGGGCCTCCTAATGTCCTGGGACGCGATTGTTGGAATGCTTTCGGGGAATCAGAACAAGCTTGATCCAAACAATCCAAGCGCGCCTCAAACTCCCCAGCCGCAAGAGCCGGCGAATCCAAATCCGACTTTGGATTCTTCTGGGCAGCCAAAACAGCCGAGTATGATGCAGTCGGTGGGAAATACGTTGCTTGGAAATGCGCCGAGGACAGATAAAGGGATTCCAACTTTTACAGGGGATATAGCTAAGGGACTTACTGATCCACATGGTTTGGTTGGTCAGGCGACAAGATTAATTGGTGCGATTGCTTCATTTAGTCATTCTCCACAAATGGGAATGGCTTATTTGTCTGGGCTTCAAAGCGCTGATGCTTCGGAGCGAAAGGATCTTTCCGAAGCTTCCGCGCGGGGATGGACTCCGCAGGAATATGAAGCTCAAACTGGCAATCGCGTGCCGGCGGAGGTTGGAACAACTTTGCAGCCTCGAAACGCAGCAGTTGGCGGGCCTTCTTTGCCAAATAGGGTTGCTGCGATTAACTATCCCACAACTCCCGAGGAACTAAAAGCTGCTCGCGATGCTGAGTTTTCCGCCGCGAGGGCTTTGCCGACTTATGGGCAAGGAATGTCTTCACAAACTGAGGCAAATTATGCAGCATTGGCTCAGAGAGAAAAAATGCCTCTGAGCGGGCGGGAAAAAAGTTCAATAACCCAAGAAGCTATGAATCAGCTTCCGAGTGGTCAGTATAAGCAAACTTTTACTGCTGATGAGGAAGGTTTGAAGGGGGTTTTTTCGACCCTCCCTCCTGAAGATCAATCGATGGATATGGCAACTTTTAACAAATATCCAGCCCCCGAAGGCTATGCAAAGTTTCCAATTCCCGATGCTTCAAATCCTGGTCAGGTTTATATGAAGATTTTGAAAACGGATACTGGCGATAATATCTGGAGCGTGGTTAGGTCTGCGGCTGACGGAGATCCAACGGCGATTAAGATGCTTCAATTGGCTTATCCAAATAGATCAATTGCCAAGACTGCAAAACCTGGATCTTTTGATGAATGGATTACAAATGTTCGCCAAGGCGCGAATCGAGAAATAACTCCTAGCGAAGAAGCAACTTTTAGGGCGGCTTGGGGAAAACAAGAAGATCCTTTGGCAAAGCCAGGAAGTTCTCCGCAAGCGAAGGCTCGGCAACTTTTGATTGATCTTGGAGTGGAAAAAGATCCGGCTGAGGTTGCGGCAGAAGGTGAGAGATCACAGAGATACAAAGGTTATCTTAGTCTTCCAGAAAGCCGATCTTCTGGTCCAGCAACTCCAGAAGCTACGCCACAGGGAAATACTGCTTCTACTTTTTCTAAACCAACTCCTAGTGGACCAACACCATTTGAAGCTACGCCTCCTAATGCGCCTCCGGTTGTTCCAAAACCTTTGGCAAAACCAGGCGAAGGCTTGCCAAAGAGTTTCAAAAAGAAAACCTTTCACGATCTTGATGCCTCAGATATCGAGGCTTTTACCCAAGATGCGTTAGCCACTTTGACTTCCACCAAATCGGTTGATGAGGCTGGAAAGGAGATAGCAAATACAATCAAACTTACTGATCTTTCCAAGCCCGAAAAGGCTTTTGTGATTCATTCGATTGTTCAAGGCTTGGGAATGCCAGCTACGGTTTCGAATGAAATTGAAAGATCTGTTTTTAAAGAGGTCCAAGACTAATGGGCTCGGCGGCGGAAGAAATTCTAGCTGAAAAGCAGCGCCAAAAAGCCGAGCAAGAGGGCTTTGGGACGCAGTTTTTACAAGGTTTTGTGAAAACCGGTGCGGGCGGGTATGTTCCCCAGCCCGATGCGCCGGCGGATTTGCCTTTGTCCGGACAGGTTGGAAGATTTTCAGGCGAAATGGCTGGATTTGCAACGGTTTTAAATCCAGTTGAGGCTGGCTTAGAAGGCGCTGGATTGGTTCCAGGTCTTGGAAAATCTCTTGCTACAGGAGCGATTTATGGATTTGCAAAAAAGCCAGATGAAGCACAAGCGGGGATTATTGATCGGCTTAAATCCGGGGCAGAAGATGCTGCGGAATTTGGCGCTTTGCACCTTGGAGGGGAAGCTATTAAAGCTGCCGGAAGGCGAATTTTCGGCGGCGCAGAAGGCGCTGCGGCTACTTTGCCGGGCGGATCAAATTTAGATCTTTCTATTTTTAAATCTCCAGCTGATTTAGAGGCTTATAAAATAGCAAATGAAGGATTAGCAGAGGGGTTTACTCCACCAAAAGGTCCACCTCCTGGTCCTCCTGGCTCTCCTCCTCCATCTTTTGGCTCTGATGGGGAAATGATGGATGCTTTTTTACAAGCTAAACAAAAAGAAGATTTGCAACGTGCTACTGGAATGGAGGAGAGATTTAGAAATGTTGAGGTTCCTCCAGAGGAAACTCAAAATATTCTTAAATCTAACGAATATGAAGGAAAGGTTAATTCTTGGGCAAAGGATGTTGTTAATAATATTCCTCCCGAAGCAGATATGCTCGAAAAAGCTGGAAAAATTGCCACAACTGGAGATATCGAGGGCGCGGCGAAGCAAATGATGGTGGATTCGGGAAGCCATAATCTTGGACAAACGCCTTCGAGTGAAGATAGTTTGGTGGAAAATTTGGTTCCGAAAATCCCGGCCCGCGCAGCATTGGAAACTAATATCGAAAATCTTGTCAAAAAGAACGATCTTCCGATCGAAGATGTGATGACGGCTACTCAGGTTCAGGAACCGATTAACTTTTTGATGTCTAGAGGAGTTAATTTTGAAGATGCCTCGGACCTTGTAGATAGCATGGCTGAACGGGCAAAAATGCCTTTTAAGGCTGATGAAATTCTAGCCGAAGCCGGCCAGCAATCTCAAGGCCCGATGAATCTTTTAGCTGGGAATATCCCACCTTACGAGGCGATTAAGAGGCGTTCTTTTTCTCCTGATGAGGTTTATGATCTCTTCTACAACGTGCCAATCAAAGGCCCAGAAGCAATCAAGCATGGCTTAGTTGAGCTAAATCCTGCTTCTGGTGGCCTACACCTAACTGAGAAAGGTTACGCCTTTGTTAAACAATATAATCCCGAAGGGCTTTCAGGTGATTTTCCTACGTTCATGCCGAAAAAGATCCTCGGAGCTATTCGTGGACAGGGGTACTCTAATATTAATCTGTCTCCAGAAGAACTCAAGACGGCCGGAATTAAAATGGGCACAAGCCGCGCCTTGCAAGAGGGTTTCATTCGGCCCGCAGAAAAAAAGGGTGTGGAAATTCCAGGACAATATCAGCTTGAAAGCAAAGGTGCGGGAATGCTTGCAGGAGGGCGGGGAGCGAATGCTAATATTGATTTGAAGCAGTTTGATTTACAAACAGGTTTGAGGGCGCTTCCGGGAGATACTGAGGCAATCGCGGCAAAGGCGGCCGAACGCGAGACAAATAAATTGTTGTTCTCCGATATTTGGGACCAAACCCAAAAGCTTGGAGAGAAATGCTAATGGCAAATCCACTTTGGGATTGGGCGTGCAAGGCGTTTGAATCTTGGCCGGTGATTGGGACGAGTTTAAAAGATGGGATTGAAGCGCCTTGGAAGGATGATGTGGATGTGGATAAAACTGCTGGGCCGGGAAAGCCGAGTCAGATGCTTTTTCAATTTATTTTTAGCCCAGATACGTTTTACAAAAGCGAGCTTGGAAGATCCTTAGTTGATCCAGCAGCAGATGGAAAAGACTTTGGCCTTCTTGGTGCAGATTCCCAAACCAAGCTTGCGAATGCTCAATTTATTGATCGAAATGGTCCTTTTTTGTCCATGATCGATCCGCTTTGGAAATCCGACAAGCCAGGAATGCGGACTTTCGATCAAGATGTGCATGATATGTTTACTAAATATGTAAATGGCCGAACCAAAACGGCTGATCTCCCGCCGGCTATTAGAAACGAAGCTGCTTCGGTGAAGCAGTGGATGGTGGATAGATATAATGGAACGGATAATTTGAAAAAACTCGGCCCCGGCGGTGCTTGGGTTTTGGATGATGATATTGTTGGGCCGACAGTAAAAGAGCTTTTCAACAAAGACAATCCAAATGTTGGCCAATATGGCTTGTCTCACATTGTTCCAAAGGAGATTTCTTACAAAATTATCGAGCAAGGTTCGGCGAAGGATGTTTCTGGCATAGACTGGCTCCGTGCGGCGGCGCCGATGGTGAATAGGAAAAATCAGTTTGACCCAGTTATTCAGCGCATGCGGGATGCAATGGGGCAGCTTCCAGACGTAGAACGCCAATATACCGAGCGGCTTTTGAATCGTTTAACTGGCCGGCGAACTTCAGTTCAAAATGGCGTCGACACAATGATAAACAGTGTTCGTTTTGCCTTCGGGGGCGGACCGATAAATGTTTCTCCCAGCGCCCAATACGCTGCAGGGATTACGAAGACTTTTTATAACAGCTTGATGCTTTACAATCCTGGAATGGCGCTTTTGCATCTTAGCCAGAGTTTGAATGTTTTAGCTAAAGAAGGCGAAATGGTGACGCTTCAGGGATTAAAGAATTTCATGACCAACGAAGGGCGGGAATTAGCTGCTGAGAGAAAGTTTTTGGGAGATATGGATAGATTTTACTACTCCCAATCCGACCAAACCGCTTTGCAAAAAGGGATGGAAAAATTCGAGCACTTTGGCTACAAAATGTTCGACACAGCGGATTTTTTGAAAAAAGGCTTGGGATTTCATGCCGGCTTGGCGAGGTTTATGAATGAGAATGGTATTGGTTCTTTGAAGGAATTTATGTCCTTGAAGGGAACTGATACTTATAATCAGGGCATGCTTCAGGCGATGTCGGCAGCTAATGAAACAGGTTTTTTGTTTGGTGTTGTCCACCAAAGCCCGACACTTTCGACGCCTTTGGCGAAACTTGTGGCTGGACAGTTTATGAGTTTTCCGATCCGTCAGACAGAATTTATTATGAAGCAATTTCGAAGTGGAAACTATATGTTTTTACCGAGATTTATGTTCTATACCGGCGCGGCAAGTTCGATGGCTTATTATGGGATGAATTTGGCGATTGGAAAACATCTTGGCGGGCTGGGATCGGTTCCTGAGGCGATGGATTTGTTGAAGGCTGGAAAAACTTCTGATGCACTTTGGACGGCAGGAGAGGGGTTGTTTAAATATCTTCCCGATAGAGATGTTTTAACCGGCTTAACGCCCTTTGGTGGCTTAATCCATGATACCCTTGGCCTTTTGTCTGATGATCCTCCGGAAGAAAAGTGGGCAAAGTTTGGGCGAACCGCTAGCTTGGTTTTGCCGGCTGGCCTTGAAATGCGGCGAGTTTTGGAAGGGGCTCTGGTGCAATATGGACAAGAAGGTGCAAGATACAAACCTCAAGGCTTCTCCGAGGGCCTTTCTATCCCCGTTGCGCTTTCTAAGGCAGCTAAGGAAATTTTCGGGGACCAAATCCCGGGAGTTTCAACAAGATTCACCGGCTCGCTGGAGCGGCAGGAAACGCCTGGCGAAACTTTTAAAGCAACTATAGGCGTTCGCAGCGCAGATGCGGAGATGCAACAGAGGATTATGGAGATCAATAAGACTGAAAACCAACAAACAACCCATGGCATGGCGCAGTTTTCGACGGCAATTGCGAATGCTTTGATTGATGGAACGCCGGATGATTTGTCAAAAGCCTTCGATGCGGCGGCGAGTTCGGGGCTTTTTGCCAACACCCAAGCTTTGCATCAGAGTATTGAAAATGCCATGCGCGAGCGGCAGATGACTAGTCAACAGAGGCAGGAGAAAAATTCTCCTAAATCTCTCAAACTCAAACGTGCAGGATTGTGAAAAATGCCAGACCAATCTTGGAATTCAAAATTATGGGAGGAAAAATTTCGGGCTCTGAGAGAGTTGTTTGACGAGCGGGCAAAGGAGGTGGAGAATCGTTTAACTGCTCTTCAACACATGGCCCAGCAAAGAGAAGTAGATCGTCAACAATTTTTGCATTCAGATGTTTATAATTCACAGCAGGCTAATATAATGAGACGCGTAGAGGATTTAGATTCACGTTTTACTACTTTACAAGGAAGGATAGATGGAACAACTTCTACTAGGCCAGTGATTATTAGTATTATTACAACTATTATCGCTGCAGGATCAGTAGTAGCTACGATTACAGCATTAGCTTGGCGACACTAGAGGGACAAATGCTGAAGCCGGTTACAAATGCTGATCTTGATAGTCGGGTGGCGACTTTAGAAGAGAGTGTTAGGGGGATTTCAAATCAGGTTGCGGGAATTGGTCAGAGCCTATCTGGAATTAGAGATGAACTTTCGCGGGCGGGAAAACCAGATTATCAGGTTGTTATCTCGGCAATTGGATTGTGTATTTTGCTTCTCTCGGCTGCTTTTGTGCCGCTTTGGTTGAGTATAAACAACGTTGAGAGAATTGCTGATAAAGCAACTTTGTGGCAAGAAGAATATACCAGGGGAATGATTCCTAGTTCTGCTGACCCAAAAATCGCGGCAATGAGTCAGATGTTTACCGAGGTTGAGACGCAATTTAGGGCTTTTAAAGAAAGGATGCTTGAGAATGAGGAGATAATGAATAAAAGAGCAGATTTTAATCTTCGTCACATAGAAGAAGATCATCAAAAAATCGAACAACTCGAATCAGCAATAGCTTTTGAAAAAGGAAGAGAGGACAAAGACAATGGGAAGCTTCTTCACTAGCCCGCAGGGGATTGCGATTATTCGGGCGATTATTTTTGTCTTGAGCGCAATTGCGGGACAGGTTTCGGGGAATCCTGCAACTGGTCTTATGGCGGGAAGCGCGATGGCTTTTGCGATTCCATCTTCAGGTTCGCCTCATGTGGCAAAAACCGCTTTGGTTCAAGTTTGCCCAAACTGTGGTGGGGTGGAGGTTCCGCCGGAAAAGATTGTTCAAACCACAACAATCCCAACGGCGGCCCCGCCCACCACAACTACGGTTGTTTCATAAGCTGAAAAGTAGAAGTTTGTCCTGCTATGTGTTGTTGAATTAATCCTGCGTCGTCAAAAGTTTGGAGGCACATAGACAACTCTGCTGCGTTTATGTGCCTCCACAACGCCCGCAAAATCTGCCTTTTTGTTGCTGGTCCCTTCTCGGTTAGAAAATCCAAAACCATCTGATAGTGCTTTGAAAAGACCATTCTCGGCGGGTCGTTTTCAAAACATTTGTGCATTCCGACTTCGATAATTTTCAAGCTCTCGTCAGCAGCCACAAGAGCATCGACATCCAAAACGAGTTGTCGCTTTTGTGACACAGCCATGACGATAGCGACTCGTAAAAGGTGCTCGGTTCGGCGATTTCGATATCCTTTGTGAACGGAGTTACCCGGATCGTCGTCTGGATTCCAGGAGGAGTAGAATTTAACATACCATTCTTTCGCTTCGTCGGTCCAGAGAATCTGGCCTTCGAGGTTGTTGTGAAGCCAGGTTAATTCTGCTGCGAGTTCGAGGCGAAGACGTTTTATTTTTGGTGTTAGTTCAGGTAGGGGAACATCTTTCGATCTTTTGTTCGCCCATACAAAGATTATTCGCGATAAGAAACCACCGCCATAAGCGTTTACTGGGATGTTGGACTCTAACCAATCCGCCGTAGAGCCGGCTAACATAGTTATCATAGGATTCTTGAGTTCCACAAGCCCGCCGGATCTCGTTTTCTGTCGGAATGATTTTTTTCCATCGAAAAGGTCGGTTAAGATGGGAATAATTTCTTCTACGTATGCGATTTTTGGCAGGAACACAGAAAGCTCTGAGGCACTCACAAAACCAATACTGTCCGCAGGTTTTCCCAAGCCATCCTTGGGATCTATTATCATCCCGCGATCGAGAGAATCGAGCAAGGTTGCGGCTGAAAGTTTGTTGGCGATTACGTTGATGTCGGGTAATTCTTGGAGTAAACTTGTTGCGATATCGATGGCGGTGGATTTTCTGGTTGCCGGCGGGCCGACGAGAAAGGTTATTATTTGTCCGGGATAGGTGGTGAAATAACCTCTGTCTAACCACACCTTTCGTCCGAGAATATGAGCTAGAATTGTTATTCCAGACCAGAGATGATAGATTTCTGGTGCTTCGTTTTCGCTGGTAAACAGCATGTACTTTTGTAGCCATCCTATTCTACCATTAGTTTGCGCATTGTTCCCCATGTTTCTCCCGAGGCGATTTCCATTGGAATAACAAATTCTTTCCCATGAGCACTGAGGGAGATGGTGAGAGATTCTTTTAGCATTTTGGCGACTCGGAGAGTGTCGGAGATATCACACTCTACTACAAGCTCGTCGTGGATTTGCATTAGGATAAGCGGAGGATTTTGCCAAGAAGCTTGGTCGATTTTGAGTTGTAAACGTACCATTCCTCTAAGCATGAGCCCTGCGATAGTCGCTTGTGGTGGACGACTGTAGGCTTCCCGGAATAAGGTATCATCGATAAAGCCCAAGAAAACGTGTCGCCGACCATTAAGGTCCCAAATAGTCCGACTATTGCGTATTTGGGTTTGGATATTGAGATGATACATTTTAAGGTTCGGGAAGCGGGTGAAGTATGCGGCTTGGAATTCTTTGGCTTTTGCTTCGGTGATGAAGATGTCGTTTTCCCAAAGGATTTTAACAAGCTTTCGAGCTCCCATACCATAGTTGGTTCCATGGCCGGTTTCTTTCGCGATTTTGCGTTCTTTGTCATATTTCGAGCCTTTGAAAATTTCCTCACGCGAGACATGAGGAAGAATTACTTGGTGACAGATTTGAGAATGAATATCAGAATCTTCTGATTCAAACAAGTTGACGAGCATAGGCTCAGGAATAATATATGCAAGTGCGCGAGTATCGGCTTGTTCATAGTCGCATTTGATAAATGCACGACCAGGGGGAGCAGCAAATACGCTTCGCAAGTTGAGCTGTCGTGATGGTGTGGGAATATTCTGAAGTTGAGGTCCATTACCGTCCCCGGAACTAGCCAATCTTCCAGACTTAGGTCCGGGTTTAAAGATAGCATGATATCTTCCAGAGGAATCTGTTTTGAGATTGGTGAATCCTGAGAGTAAATGCTGGGCACCTCGGAGAGTGAGAAGATCAAGGATTTCTGGCCGGCGGCATTTGTGGAAAAGTTGTTTAAGATAATCCTCATCGGTTTTTACCTTTCCGGTTTTTTTTGATCGTTGAATATCTTTTTCTTTCACTCCGATTTCGTGGAGGAAACCTTCCATATCAAGAGGACTACGTGGGTTGACTTCAAATCCAAGGGAGCGAATCGTTTTAATTCTGGCGATATTCGCAATTCTGTTGAGGTGAGTCTTGGCAATTGATAAGTTTTGCTGTGAGATATAAACTCCCGAAACGTGCATTTTGAAAAGCACAGGTATAGCTGGCATGAGGATTTTGAAGAAATATTCTTCTTGACCAACCTCTCGAGCTTCTTCCAGCATTTCAAAGAAGCTTTCGAGGGTAACACAGCAGTCTTTGCCGTTGTAGCGGAAGTATTGGGCTTCGTCATCTTTGCCTTTTTGCCATTCGCGGCCTTCGGATTTATAAAAGGGCTCTCTTGTGTAAACAGAGGTGATAAATGCGAGTGAATGGGGCAACTCAGGGTAAAGTAGCTGATGCAAATACATCGTGTCCGCGTATATGTGCCAACTTTGTGGATCAATGCTATAGTCTTTCCAAAGAACCTGCCAATCGAAAATTCCGTTTTGGCAGATTATTTTTGCGTCGTGGTTAAAAACTTGGCGAAGTTCATTGATTACAAATTCGCGTTGTTGTGGGGTGAGGCAATATTTTAATCCTGAAAAGGGGATAGTGAAACTTTCCAATGGATTACTAGAGAAGCCGAGACAGGGGAGTGAGGTTTCAACATCGAAACTCCAAAATTCTGCATATCGAAGGGATCTAATCGCTTGGATAATTTCGTCAATATGGTAAAGAATTCTGTGATTTCGGAGAGGGAGAATTCTTTCTGGCTGGCTAGATTCTTCAACTGCTCGAGCAATGTCTCCGATGGATACATGGGTATACCTATTCTCTCTCCATCCATCCTTCATAATAAAGTCTGGATGGACAATTGGGACCATCTTTTTATTAAGAAGCCTCGACCAAAGAACCGAGCCGCGATAGTCTAATATCTTGTTGTATTGAAAAATAGAAAGTGCCTGCAAAGCCACAGCTCCAACAGGCACAATGCAATTGAGATTAGGCAATAAACGAAGACGTCGACGAAGATCGGGAATCGCGGCTTTGATTTCTTCAAAGCTGGGGTTGCGATTTTGTGGTTTTGTCTGAACCACGTTGTCAATCCAAACTTGGGAATCGAGGATTTGGTTGTGGCTGAGGAGGTTAGCAAGCAATGCCCCAGAGGGGCCGATGAAAGGTTTTTTGGCGATAAGTTCTTCCGCGCCTGGAGCTTCTCCAATGAAGGCAAGTTTGGCATTTGGGTCTCCTCTTCCGGGAACGATATCTTTTATATATATCTGGGTTTGAAGCATTTTAGGTTTCTTCGTTATATCTAGTTACGTCCTCAAAATTGTCAAAAATATCGGCTTGGGAATTATTTATGATATATTGACCTTCATCACAAGTATAGTGCTCCTCTATAAAGGCAAAAGTAGCCTCCTCTGCTTTTCTGTCCCCAGACCCAAACCCAAAACTCCATCTTCCTGCCATTATTTGACCAAAATGTCTTTCTTTTTTACATTGTCTGCATCCGATGGAATAATCAGTGCTCATTTTTTACCCTTTTTTAATTCGGCGATCTCCGCCCGTGCGGCGTCGCGTTCATCTTCAACGGTTGAGAGTCGCACGCCGATCTCGGCGCAAATCTCGCAGACTTCCGACACGACGCATCGAGGATGCCCGCAGCCCGGCAGCCGTGTGTAGTCGTCGCAGCAGCGCCCATGCTCGATGTCGCCCTCGAGCCTCGCGATCTCCGCGTCCTTCGCGGCGAGCGCTGCCCTGAGGTCGCGAATAATCGGAAGCAGCGGGTTAGCGGGGTTGACCTGATGCTGAAAGTTTAATTCATGCCGTTGTGCTTGTGTCAACGCCGTCTCCCGCGCCGGGACAGATTTATTTTTCTCCATCTTTTTTCTCCTCCTTCAAAGGCCCACAAAACCTCGAACCCCCGCCTGAGATTGAGGATTTTTCAACATGATAAAATCCTCCAGATTTAAGATAGACGTCTTTTCGTTTGATGGTTTTGTCGCATTTGGTGCAGGAATAAGATTCGGCTGAGAGAATTTTGGTCATGAAGGTTGGTCCTTTCTGCTCAAAATCGTCAAATGGAGATGTTATCATCTCCTGTTTTAAAGTATCTATCTGAATTTGAGCATATCGTATAAATCTTATAACGCTTCCACGATTTTTTCCCATTGCTCTTCCGAAAGCTCAACAGAGAAAAACACATGCGAGCCGGTTTTTAAGCATCTTCGCCTCCTTCGGATGAGATTTAGATTTCTAAAGGCTAAGGGTACTTGATTGGCTCTGCCATCCTGGGTGTTCACTACTTTTGTTTCACTTCCACATTTTGGGCAGAGCATTTTGTGATCCTCGTTATGAAAGTTGGTCCTGGAGACTTGTAGGGTATAGCTTCTGTTTCGGTTATTGTAAAAAATCCTGAAGGAGTTTCCACAACAAAGGCAAATTCTGATTTTTGTTGTTTGGCTGAGAAGATAGGAATTCCATAAAAACTTCCTATTTGACCGGTATTAACTTGTATTTGTATCGCATTTGCTACAAAGGTGATTTCTGCTAGAATTTTAAGCTCACCTATGCTATTTACCAGACAGTGATTAATCTTATAACCTTCTTGTCGAACTTGGATTATTATCTCTCTAAATTTCTCAGAAATAGTTTTCTCTCTTATTGCCATTTTAATCCCTCTACCAAACCAGAGGATTTCTCCCCTGGTTCGGAAGAAAGACTAGATTTTAGCTGGCCAAAACCAACTACCACGAGTTGGTTCTTTGGCAAATGGAACTTTTTCTCGCCAGAATTGTCCCGTTGGATAGAAGATTAAAAGTGTTACATTAAAATCTTTCTCCTCTGACACATCAGACTTATTTACTATCGGATCTGCCTTAACTATCAAGGCAGCTTGAATCTCGGGAGGATAAAGACCATCTTTATCACCAAGATTCATATAGTGAACGATTCTTCCAATTGTTGGGATCATATTTTCTCCTAGATAAAGTATTTCTTGATGACGTTCACATCTTTTTCGCCCTGGCGATCTTTTTCAATCTTTACCAAGGCTTTTGGCGTTGCGGTGTCGATAAAATCCGGATCAAACTCGAACATCGCGGATTGACAATTTGGACAAACATCGAGATTTGCATCGTAGTTGTTGCTACACCCAGAACATTCGCACTCAACTCCAGAAGCGTGCATGAGATTCTTCAAGGTAAACAACGCATTCGGAGCCAGAGAAACCCAGGTGCGGATGGTGCATTTTTCGATTTGGTCCATTGAAACGCCCGAAGGCGGATCGAATGGGATCCAATCAACCGTCAGCATCGGCTGCTTCGAGGTTTTTGAAAGCTCTTGGGTTTTTTGCTTGCAACGAAGCGAATATTCGCCTTCGGGACACAGTTGGCGTTGAGATTCGGTGAAGTCGAGTTTCATTTTAGCCATTGAAATTTTCCTTTCGAGGCTTTGGAAGCCTTGGCATGGCTTCGATTAAGGTTCGGGCGTAGTCTGCCATTTTGACTACGGTGAAAAACTGGCCGGGGGTTAGAAAAAAATCTGCGTGGTTTGGGCCTTCGAATTTCAAGCCTTGAAACTTTGAAAGATCTGTTTTTCTATTCCCCTCCACTACTTTTACGGAGTGTTTTTTTGGGATTTTTTGCATCGAAACCTCAGAGCTTTTGGCAAATCGGTTCCCAGTCTTGGGGAACGTCTAGTTTTCCTTCAAAGATATTCGAACGGCTGGTGAATCTCGAATCTGGCGCGATTTGCCAGGAATAAATCGGCCCTTTCGTTTTGTCTGGATTCGGTTTAGCAAAAGTAAGAAAAAACTCAGTGGGATAAGACCCAGCAACGTCACGGAAGCCTCCTTGGATTTTGGGGAGGAGTTTGAGTCGACCGGTGTCTTCGTCTTTTTCTAGCTGAGAGTGCATGTTGATAATTTTTAAGGGCATTTTGAGGCTGTAAAAGGCTCGAAAAAGCTCTTTGTATGATAACTGAAGGCTGGTCCAATCAGAGTATTCGAATTTTGCTCGACGATTAGAAAAGGAAATATATTCCTTGATATGATCTTCGAGCATTGTTAGTGTGTCTATTGCTGCCCCGCAAAACTTGTCTGAGTTTTGATCTAGGTCATCGATGATATCTCCAATTTTCATCCAACCTTCTGGCGGCTTGGAGGGTACGGATTCGATTTTTTTAATCCGATCCGAGAAACTTCCACTTGAAACTTTGAATCCGGGATCGAAAAGGATGAAAAACCCGTCTTGAACAGCTTTTGCAGCAACTGGATCATCGGTGAATTTGCTATCAAAATCTAGAATAACAAATGGTTTTTGTTGGCGTTTGATGAAGGGCAAGATTGTTCTGAGCGAGCGGGTTTTGCCAGTTCCTGGTTCTCCAATCTGAGCACAATTCAAGAATCACCTCCTTTTAGGACTAATAAGGTGTCCATCCCACAACTCGATAGTTGCTCAAGATTCCAGGCTTTTCGGTTTTTGGTTTTCCTTCCCATGAAGCGCAAAGATCTAAAAATTGGCAAGAACCATATCTTGTACAACTCCGGCGATTTTTTACCGGCTTTTCCTGGCCCGCCCAGTCTTTACGAATTTCCGAGACAATTTGGATTGTTTCTTTTTCCCATTCAGCAATTTGATTCGGGTGCCTGAGGGTAACGTGCCGGGCAAATTCGACCTTGCTCGTAAGCCTTGCAATGTTGAATAAAGCTCCTTTAACTCTCGTTCCAGTATAACCGTTTTTAGCCATAATTTTCTCGACAGCAGCGCAGTATCCTGTTGCTTGACGAGAAACATCGAAACCCTCCAAAGTTGAGGCTGAAAGTTGGCCGCTGGTTTTGGTTTCGAAAACTAGAAGATCAGACTTGTTGTAGGTGCAAACTCCATCAAAGCGGCCGACGAAATAAAAACAACGTTTTTCGGCATACGAACGGCAGATACATTGTCCCTCTGGACAATTATACTCGCCTTGAATCCAAATAGCAAACTTAAACTCCTGAACATGGTGCTCAATTCCAACATCCGTTCCAAAACGCGCGTGATATTGTTGAAAAGCATCGTTGAGATTTCCAAAACTTAAACGGCTCGGACCAGATTGGAGAATGATTTTGTGAGCTTCGTATTCTCGAGCTAAAGCTATGTTGGCTTTTGCCACATCTCGAGTTTTATGAAGCTCGGCAATTGCAGCATGCCAAACCGTTCCGGCAGACATGGCTGCTGATTTTGACTCAAAGCCCATTGCATAGTTGTACCACGCAAGCCTTCGACAATCCAACCAAGCTTCGATGGTTGAATTATCAAACCACATATCGCGGGGGAGGGTTTTTAGGTCTGGGACTGTGTGCTGAAGATATTGGTCGATAGTTAGCATTAGATAGTGTCCTCGTGTTCTTCCATAGCATTTCTCCAAATACAAAAACTCTCTACGAGCATTAGCGCCTTGGGACCAGTAAAAGTTACTCTATCATGATCGTTTTCTGCTACTGCAAGATCATGAAAGTCCATATCATCAGCCTGGATTTTTCGTATTACTAACCAAGACATTTAATCCTCCAATTCCTGTTCCTCATCTTCTTCCTCAGGCTCGCAACAAGCATTTGCCTCTTCTTCAAGATCATAATCCGCGCCACAATTCTTACATGCCCAACTAATTATCTGAGTTGCCATTTTTATCTCCTTTGTGTTGGCTTGTCGGTTCCGTAGGTTGGATTTCCGCCGTCGATTCGAACTACAAAACTGCATTTTTTGTCGCTGCAAATCCAAGCTTTAAATTGCACTGAGGAGCCGTGTTGGGGGTGGGAATAATCGGAGAGAGGTAAAAGGGTGCCATTTTTACACTCACAACAGGTTGGCAAATTAAACATCTAATCCTCCTAAAGCTCGATTTTGATTACGTCTTTTTTGGGCTGTTTTGGGGCGCGAGCGGGTTTGTCAAAGCTGTTTTTGATGCTCGCGCCGGCTCGGGGTTTGCGGGTTTTGCTGATTTCTCGAAGCTCAGCCAAATATGCTTCGAGTTGTTCGTCTGACATTGAGTCAAAGTCTATATCAACATCATTCACGGTTGGCATTTTCTTTCCACTCTTTTGCGTGATTTGGAAAGAAAAGCTGCGCTTGCTGAAGAAGCATCAAGCCTCGGCAGGCCAAAGATACGAAATCTTCGAAATTAAGATTTTCGATTGGAACTGCTCGCATGGCAAGACGAAGTTTTTCTTCATGTCCTTGAACATGCAAAAGTTGCGTTGCCGGGCCTTGGGTGAGCCAGATTGATTTTAAACCTTCGTCTTTTGAGGCGTACTTTTTTAAAAGCCTGTCAATCAACTCTAGTGCTTCTTGAAAATCATTAAGCGTCGTTCTTGCGGCCATTTTTTACTCCTCCTTTAACGAATCTGTGTTTCCGGCTTCAGCCAAATATTTCAAAGCCGCGCGATTTACAATTTGCTCAAAAGCAAGCTTAATTTGATTACGGCCCCAGGAAGTTTGTTTAACAACCTCTTCGTTAAACTCACCTCGAAGAACCTCTATAAATTCGTTGAGCATTCAAAACTCCTATTCGATTGGAACCTTTACCGTTACTGTGTATTTCCCATTTGCTGCGATTGTTTCGAAAGAGGCAAGAGACCATTTTAGTTTGGCGGAGAAGTTCATTTTTTGTTGGCTTGGGCCACCTAAACTATGAAAAATTCCTTGTTTTCCAGTAAGATTTATTTCATCTCCCGAATGCCGGCGGAGAAAATCAACAAGCTCGGTTTCAAATTCTGAAGGATCTTCTTTTAGGTCTGCGATTGTGAAAGTTAGCTTTGGACTTTCCAAACCGGCGTTGATTTGGGTGATTTCTTTGTCTAGCTCAACTTGTTCTTTTTTGGTTTTTCTCATGCTGGGTTTTCTTTCGATTTTTCGTGGCAGTCACAAGTACAGCGGACAAGATGATGGTGAATTCCTGGGCAATGTCCATGCCGATTTGCGTGACATTCGTTTGAGACGATTCTATCTTCGGATGATTTTGTCATATGTTCCACACTGTCCGCAGGCAGAGATATAATGACTTGGATTTTCAAAATCTGACTGAGTTTCGCAGATATCTCCTTGGCAGCATCTTGGGCAAACGCCGCAGGCGCAAAATTCAGCCTGATTTTGGACGAAGGTTGCACAGCCATGACAAAGAAGCTTGTCGGCATCGATCATATCTTGGAGGGACATTTTAGAGCTCAATCGGATCGTCTGAAGATTGATCCGTCAAAAGAAGGCGTTCGCTAGTTTCGAGCTGGGCAAAAACCGTGGCGAGATCTTCTGCGTTGTCAACCGTTGTGAATTGTCCGCCGGTTTCGTCAGAAATTCGACGAAGTAGAGTTTCACCGCTTTCTATTCCATATGAGCTTGCTCCTTGGATGAAAATTGTGTCGACGGGGATTGCTTTTTCTTGGCAAGCTAGAACTTGCTTTTCTGGATAGCTTGATTCGCCGTCAGAGCAGAGGATAATTCTTGTTGGTTCTTTGTCTAATGCGGCTTGGAGAGCCGAGGAGAAGTTTGTTCCGTCTTGGGGATCGGAAATTTGGGGCGGATCAGTTTCAGAACAAGAAAGCGCTATTGGTGAATCGTCGAATTGAAAGACGTGAAAGTCGCAAATGTTCCAATCTGTTTTTTCCCAGAGAGTTTGCAAAGCTTCTCGGGCGGCGCAGATTTTGAGCTTTTGGCCATTTTTGATGTAATCTGCCATTGAGCCGGAACAATCGACTAGGCAAACGAGATTTTCCAACACGCTCTCGCGCCTTTGAGCTTCTAGCTCATCGAGACTTTTTGGAATTACTTGACCAGTTTTATTGGCAACTTCGTTTGACATTTTTATCTCTCCTTTAGTTATTGAAGCGTTGTGTTTGCGTCTTTGCCGAGGAGTTTTTCGGCTCGGAAAAGGATGATTGCGGAGATAACTCCGCAGATTAGGCTTTGGGGACAACAGGAGTTTTCTACGAGCTTGCCAAACAAAAGGCGCATTCGCGCGGCGGCGGGAGATTTGTACATGTGGGTCAAAAAATCTTCAAGATCCATTTCCCAATTTGCGGTGTGGCATTGTTCGATGAAGGCGCGAAGTTCGTATTCTGGCATTTCTAGCAAATGCTCGGCAAGACTCATGGAGTAGTGTTTGTGTTTTTCACACTGAATTGGATCTTTCATGTGAACTGTGTCCTTGGCTTTCATCGATTCCTCGTGAG